CATCGTAGGTGTGGTTCGTCACAATCATGGGGATGTTGTGCTTGCCCAACTTGAGCGTCACGGTACGGAAGACAGACTTAATGACCTGACTGCGAGTCATGTCACGGACTTCCTTGCCTTCCGTGCTGTCGTTCATTTCCTTGGAGGTAGACAACATACCAAGCGAGTCAAGCACGATCATCATCGGCTTCTGATCTGCTTTCTCCAACTTGCCGTAGTTCTCAAGGATCTGAAGCACCTGATAACGAAACTGCTCCACCGTGGCAACAGGGAAGACGGCAACACGATTCTTATCCAATCCACGATCAGAGATCATGCTGCTCGTCACAGCCTGTTCCGAATCAAAGTAGAGGATAGCCCCGTCCTTGTTGTCCTTGAGGAACTGTGATGCGATGCCTAGGGCAAAGTAAGTCTTGCCCGTAGCAGACTCACCAGCAATACCAAGAATCTTGTTGTCAGGAATGCCACCCTTCAGACTGCCCGAAACGAGGGCATTGAAGGAGTATGATCCTGTGTCGATGAATCCACCGACATCGGCTTCAAGTCCATCGTTGGCAATAGATGCGTATTCGTTACCGCTGCTCTTGACGAGTGTCTTCAGAAAGTTCATTGTGTATACCTCACTAGAATGATTTAGGTGATCTTACATCAAGCCATCGGGCTTGTCAAAAGGATCCAGTCCATAATTGCACACCTTCTCAAAGGTTTCATATGCATATCCTTCTTCTTTCAAAGTCTTCAATACCAGTTCAAGTTCTTCCTGCGTGATGTGCGCCTGTGCGTGTGTGCCTGCGTGTGCGGGTGCGCCCGTGAGGCGTACATCGTGAAACACGATGCTTATTCCTTTATTTGCTTCTGCGGTGTCCTTGATATCATCAAGAACTTTTTGCATTTGACCATTCCGAATCGAAACTTCTTTCGGTATCTCGTCCTTGCTCATTCTGTTTGGGCTGAAATACATTCTTTCACCAGAATAGAAATGACTTTCGTTTCCTGGACGAACATAACAAAAAAGCGGTGACACCGCAGAATAAAGAGTTTCATCGAAGTGTGAGTATGGGAATGCAAAATGAGTTGGCTTAAATCCAGCCGATGCCATCTCTTCCATTGCGGGAAGAACCTCATCATCAATATATCGTTCCATATCATATCTGCGAGAATAAACCATAGCATCTTTATGGGATTTGCTGTGGCACCCGATAACATGCCCATCTTCTTTTAGTTCACGAAGCATTTGAATCTCGCTCACTTCAAGTAGATGAAAAGAATCGACATAAAAAACCGATTTTGCGCCATACTTCTTTAGCAGCCCACGGCACGAATACCAATTTGACACCGAATGATCATCAAAAGAAAGATGAACATGTGGATACTTTATCGGTTCTTTCAGGAATGATCCGAATCTCTGCGCCATTGACGGTATTTAGGATTCATAACCATGACGGAAGAACAGATAAAAATGTAGCAGACTCCGACAAAGATGATCGGCGGCAAGAATGACTCAAGTAGTCTTATCATGAAAACAAACCCTCCAAAGAACTTTCTTCTTCTACCGACCAACCAACCGCATCTAGGATAGTTGTCAGCGGCTCAATAAATGACTTTTCGAATTGCTTTTCATGATCAATAAATGATTCAAGACCGAATTCTTCTGGGAAGGTGGCGGGGAATGATATCACCTTTTCTCTAACAGGGTTCGGTTCCTTCAATTCGACATATTTGATCTTTTCGCCGTTGCGAATCAGAGGATACTTCTTGGACAACCCCTTCTTCTTGATCCAATGGTTGTAGACCAATGCACCCTTTACATGCATCGGAGTGCCCTTCTTGTAGATGCTGGCAGCGTCCGCATAATCGTCCGTGCCGTTGCAGCCACGGGGGAAGGCGATGTCGTAGACAGGAAGGGTCAGGAACTCGCTGTGGAAGCCCTGAACGAAAGAGTGCAATGCCCCCTCGTCTGCTGTCAGGATCAACTTGATCGCCTCCTTGAGCCTTGTACGGACGATCTGTGGGGTCGATGAACGGGCGGTTTCGATTCCCATAATCTTGAGATCGGGATCGTCCATGTAAACATTATCTTCCCCAAGATGGACGGCAAGCATGTATCGCTTCTTGGCGGTGAATACTCCCTTTGATGCGATGGCTTCTCGCTTCATGGACATTCGATTTGCATATGCATTCATTCTTTCCGCCAACTGCTCATACCATTTGTTAATCTTTGGGGAGATCACATCATTGCAGAACTTATCCACCATCTCGGTGGTCTTCTTCTTGTCCTTGCCGGAGAATACTCTGTTTACGAGGGGACCAAGACGGAGATAGACCGAATCCGTGTCAACTGCAATCACATAGTCTTCGCCTTCCGTGCCGCAAGCCTTGTTGAGGAAGCGGTTCAGATTGTCCTCTGCCCAACGAATCGACAACTGCCCCGACACGGTGATCGCTTCTGCCATGCTGAGGTTGTAATAGCGGCAGTACTGATTGCCCAAGGCACCGAATGCGCTGTTCAACTGCACCTTACGCACCAACTGAAAGTTATGGTACTTGGACACTTCCTTCTTCTTGGCGGCATACTCCTCGGGGCTAGCCTTGCTTCCCTCGGTCTTGAGCCAACCCTTTGCCTCAAGCATTCGCTTCTTGTATTCCTTGCGCTGTGCATACATGGTGTCCATGAGTTCGGGTAGAAATCCATGGATGTCCCGCCGATACATGGTTCCGTTCGCCGCCACGCAAAGATTCTTTTTCTTTGCCACGGCGAGGAAGCCTTCCAATGAAGGATCGGTGTTCGGAGAAAGCAGGGCATCCATGCTGATTGACGGCAATCTCTCGCCCACGATTGTCTCGGGGCTTAGGTTGTATTGCATGATGAGATGGGGGTAAAGTGAATCAAGATCGAAGGATACCACCCAATCATGCCCACCTACGGTTGGAGACTTGACATATGCACCTTCAAACTGATCGGACTTGTCGTTTCCTGTCTTCGGTGGAATAGTGATCTTCTTGGTGCGAAGATGGTTGTAGATGATGCTGTCCCACATTCGGACTTGGGAAAACACATCCCCGAAGTTTCCCCTTGCGCTATAGGCAAGAGCCTGCGCTAGTTCGATCAGACGCAACTTGTCTTCCAACTGCGAGACAAGGATGGTGTCCTTGATGTTATATTCCATGAATCGCTGAAAGTCCTGCTGATATAGACCGGTCAGGGTTCCAACATCGGAATAGTCGATCTTGCCTTCTCCCAATTCCACCATTGCAATATGCTGCAACTTGTACGACTCACGGGTTACAAAGGTGAACTTCTTATACAAGTCCATATAGTCAAGTATGCTGATTCCTGCAAAGTCATAGACCCAATTGTGACGATCCATGATGACAACCTTGCGATTGCGAACTTCACGCCATGGGGACAGCCGCTTTGCTTCCTTCTCGCCCATGAGTTTTTCGATGCGGCGAAACAGGTAAGGCATGTCGAACATGTTGACATTCCACCCCGTGATGATGTCGGGATCAAGTTCTTCCCACGCCTCAAGGAAATGACGGAGCATTGCCGCCTCATCATCGAACGAATAGCAATTCACGCCATCGACTGAAAACTTGCCCAAGCCAAAGGAGAATGTGGTTCCGTTCATGTACAGAGTGATTGCGTTTACTCTCTCTGTTGGAACATCAGGAGTGGCAAATCCATCCTCGCTCTCAACTTCGATGTCAATGTACATGATGCGAACCATTGAGGAGTCATACTCCAATTCACCACCGCTACCATAGTTCTCTGCGATGAATTGATACTGTGCTTCAATGTCGCCGTATACCTTGAAGCCCTCCACATCGGAATACTTCTTGATGAATTCATATGCCTCGTATGTGTTCTCAAAGTCGATGGGATCAACAGTTGTTCCATCAATCGTCTTCCACGAAGTCGGCTTCGGCTTCTTGGTTGGGACATAGAGAGTCGGGCGAAAGGTCAGAGACTCATGGACACGGGCACCGTGCTTGTCATAGCCACGGTGCATGATGCGACTTCCCTTTTGATTAACGGCAGTATAAAACGGCTTCATGCAAAGAGGTCTTTCAGGGTTTGGGGAACTTCTTCCGCAATTCTATCCTCTGCCAACTTTACATAATCAGGATTCAACTCAGTTCCGATGTAATTTCTACCGTTCAAAAGAGAGACAACCGCAGTTGTGCCGCTGCCCGTGAAGGGATCGAATACCGTACCATCCTTTGGGCATCCAGCCAAGACGCATGGAAGAATCAAGTCTTTTGGAAAAGTCGCAAAGTGCGCCCCCTTGTAGGAACGGGTTGTGACAGTCCACACGGATCTCTTGTTCTTCATGGGATTCTCTTCCCACTCCTTACCTTCAAGTCCGTGGTGCTTCAACTTCGGATCGGTAGTTCCATCTCTCATTTGACTACGATCACGGGTTCCCCAATTCTGTGCGGGTTCCTTAATTGCCTCAAAGTCATAATAGTAGCGAGGCTTCTTGGAAAGAAGGAATATGTATTCATGCGCTTTGGTGCAGCGGTCTTCCACGCTTTCGGGCATGGGATTTGGCTTGTTCCAAATGATATCCTGCCGCAGATACCACCCGTCTGCTTGCAGCGCAAAGGCTACTCGCCATGGAATACCGATCAAGTCTTTTTGCTTAAGTCCCTTTTGATCCTTGCGATTTGCAGGAACGAAGTCTGATGGCATACCACGCTGACCCCCTACCGTCTGCGGTGGAGGGGCACAGTTCTTTGCGCTCATGTACGAGTCGCCAAGGTTTAGCCATAGGGTGCCGTCATCCCGCAGAATTCTCTTGACTCCACGAAATACATCGACCATCTTTTGTACATACCCTTCAACCGTATCTTCCTGACCGATTTCGTCCTCGCCGCCTTCATAGTCACGAAGACCAAAATACGGAGGTGATGTAATACAAGTATGGATGCAACCATCAGGCAATGTTTCCATGCCCTTTATGCAATCGCCAAGAATGATGCGGTGCGTGTTCATGATGGGTACTTTGTTCCTCTTGCAAAGAAGTGTTCTTCGAAGTCGGTAAAATCGAAGCACTCCTTGGCATACTCTAGGATAATGTTCTTGTCAAACTTGTTGCAGGAGTACACATCAAGAGTGATGAAGTGAGTTGGTTCGATGGAGTGGATTTGAATTCCGCTTTCAATCAGAGGAACCCATCCACTCACTCCCGCCTTCTGCGGGTACAGTTCCTTGCCCTGCTGTGTTGGTCCATGAATGACAAAAGGCTGACTCATGCGAGTCATTCCGATCTTGTCAACCACTCGCTCAAGAAAGCGATAGTGAAGTTCCAAGTCATCTGCTGCACCTGAACGACAGTTATACATGTCTAGGCAGTAAGAGTAACCAAAAGGCTCATTATTCATTGACGCTCCGTTGCATGAATCCAATCTTGATGAATCAATTCGTAAGACTCGTATTGTACACGAACATTGTTCTTGGTCAAGTCCCAAAGCACACGATCACCAACACAAATGTCTTCGGTGACCTTATCTCCCACAGAAACCACAACACTCCAAATGTTTGGATTTGTTAGTTTTTCCTTGTAGATGATTCCAGATTCTGTTTTCTTTTCAGCACCAAAATTGTGCTTTTGTACAACGATCCACTTACCCACGGGTTTGATTTTCTTCATTTCAATTCTCTTTTCACCTTTTTCCAATACTTCAATGTTGCTGATTCTTTATGTCCGTCTGGTCCACCGTTATGAATTCTTGCCAGTTGCTCAAGAGTCGAATCGGAGGTTCCGTATCTGCGGAGGTAAGCCCGTACAACTCGCTTGGCGTAGTCAGGATTGAAGCAGTCTTCATATTTCCCGCCGAGCGTCTTGTCAAATTCGACCGCATCTTGCCAATAGCATCGGTGAATTTGCAGTAGACCAATTGCTCTGCCTCCGTCCCCAACAGCCTTTGCATCGCCTTTCGACTCCACCCGAACCAATGCGGGGATAAGCCTATCAAGTGTTGCGTTGGAGACTTCTCCTGCATTAGCCGTTTGAGGGAACAGGAGGATCAGGCTCAAAATGCTGAATTTGAACATTGTCACCAACGATGAAGTGTGGTCTAGACGCACGATGTTCTTCCTCCTTCTTTGACTGAATGTATGAATAGAAAAGAACCGAGTAGTTAATCATGTCAAGGATGGTGTCCTCAAGACTTTCGTCCTTGACCTGAAACACACCCGCTTCCACGAACGAAGACAATCGGGACATCTTGTCGGTCATTCTGACAAGCATTCCCGCTTCCGTCTTGCAGATGCCCATGGCTTCACAACGGGTGAAGTTGGCGAACGGTTCGACACCATGCCGCCCTGCATAATCGGCATTCTTGCGGCGCATCAGTTCGAAAGCCTTTGAGCAAAGTGCCTTATGGTGTTGTAGCAATTCATCACGGTGCATAATTAAGCCTTTCCTGTGGAGCCGAACCCGCCGCTACGGTCGGTCTTCCCTTTTACTTCATCGGCAAGTTGGACGAAATCTGTGTAGATTTTTTCCACAATTTCGCCTTGGCAGATGCGGTCGCCATGAGTTATCTTGATATCGGTCATTGTCGTATTGGTTACGGGAACCATCAATTGGTGCGTATAGTCGGAGTCAATAACTCCTTCGCAGTTAGACAGCATGAGACCACCCTTGATCGCTAGCCCAGAGCGCATGTGTAGACGCACGGAATAACCACGGGGGATATCCAATACAAGTTGGGTGGGAAGGAGCATACGGCATCCTGGACGAAGCAGGACGGATGCCTCCTTATCTCCACGAACCTCATCAACGAAAGCCATACTCTTAAAATTGCTGCTGTTTTTGTCCCATGCATCAACCTCCCGCTTTCCTGCGGGGAAACATACACGGATATCAAAACAGGCGGATTCCTCCGTAGCATATGCGGGAGGAAAAGCCGCCTGATGAAGTTTGTGGAAACCTAGCGTGACACGCCGTTCACTCATGATGAATACCTCAATTTGGTTGTGTCAGTCTACACTAAAATCAGTCTTCGTCAATATATTTCTTGCGAATACCGATTCGGTACTTGGGTATCAATTCCCATTCTTTCTTCTCTCCAAAAGGAAGAATCTTGAAATGGGAAATCGGACAAGCGGGGTCTTTTGTGATTGTTGGATTAACAATTTTTACTAGACCCCATTGCTCCAAGAGATTTGCAATAGTATTTCTTCGACCCTTATCCGAATCGCTGAAGTCGTTCTCAAGACCGTCCAGCATGAACAATTCCTTGAAGTGAACGATATAGTACTTGCCTCTCTTATGCAAGATATGGCAAGACTGATATAGTTTCTTCTCTGTTTTGGAAGAAATGCCGATGCGGGTCAGGGTTTCTTTGACCTTAAGAAAATTATCTGGCGAGGGTAAGGTGACCTCTACCAAGTTGTTCACGATTTGGTCTATATTCACGGCTCAATGCTCTCAAATAAAAGTCTCTTGCATTATTTAGCATTAGAACCGCCTTTGCCCTTCAGAATGGCATCCAACCTGTCTTTTGGAAGGAAACGAATGTATTCCATTGCCCTCTTTCTCCCCACAGAATACTGTAGCATGACGGCTTCGATAATAGGTTCATCTTCCTCTACAGGCTTGATCCACTTATCGAATCGCTTTCGCTTTCGAATAGAGTGGTAAAGATAGTCATACTGCATTCGCCGTTCAGCCAATGGCAAGCAGTTCATTTCATTCGCATAGAAAATACTATCGGAACTAAAAGACAGACCACGATTCACAACAAAAGGAACATAGTCCTTTTCGGCATCAGGACTTATGTCCATCATGTTGCCTGTTTTTTCGTTGATGCTTTTGATGAAATCAAATGGATTCAGTTTGCTCATGTCAAATCGATTCTATCAATGTCAAGTTCTTCGCTCTTGACGCTCACAATTAATCGCATCGGGATGTATATCCATTTGCGCTTCTTGATGTCATATACGGAATGCAACAGAAACTGATCGTATGCGTTGCTCCCATGATACCGATCAATCAAGGGTGCTTCAACATAATCTTGCCCAACTACGCAAACCCTGTGAGAAATCTTTGTCTTGATTTTCTTCCCAGTCATGTCTTCGTATTCGATATCCAAATGCTCGGGATAGATTTTTTCTAACAAGGAGTCAAGCCATTCGCCTAGCATGACATCAGTCATTCCCGTGATATCAAAATATGAACCAAGACCACCGTTTCCCGTATCATCGCTGTGCTTCTTTGCCACTTTCATGGCAAAATAAGTCT